CCACGATGTCTGGTCTCTGCACCGGCGGCATGAACTGGCACAAGTCCATCGAGTTAATGGTCTTCTCAACGAAGTCTTCGCGATCGACCACCGTGTAGGGGAACGTACGGTTCCGCCACTGGTCGAAGGTCGATGGGTCGATCCCACCAACGTCCGTCCAGCCAACGGGCTCGTAACCGTCGAAGCCCTCTTCCGAGTTGTTCTCGGTCACACTGTCGTCTGTCGAGGTGATCCACCACAACAGAGACACGGGCGGGAACGGAGACACCGTCGAACTGCCAGGACCAGGACCAAACATCAGGTCTTCCATGCCAGTGTAGAACGACGTCATCAGATCACGCTCAAGCGATTCGAGGTAATCGTAAATCTGCCGTCCGCCGGTCTGGAAGATTTCCTCGTCGATGTCGTAGTGGTAGTTGTTTGTCGTCAACCCCCACTTCAACGACCCTTCATTCAGGACGTTCACGCGAGACGAAGAATCACGATGGTACAGCCCGACAACCTGGAAGTTATCGTTCGTCGCCGTCTTGACCTTCCACTTGCACTGCGACGTGCTCATCGTGTCCTTCTTCAAGTTCCCACTGAAGAGACGCGATGCGTACTTGTACTCTTGCAGCGGCAGGGAAATGTCCTGCGCCGCAAGCCTATCTTCACCAGCAAACTTCTGGTGAATGCCGGCTACAAAGTCATCAATTTGCTCAATGCCGAGTGCCATCTGGCTACTCCTTTATTTATTACCCTCAAGTTCTTTGTAGAGGCGATCGGCTTCGTCCCTCGGGTCTTCCCTTGGGTCTTGCGGTCGGGTTGCCCCGCCGCCTTGTCGACCGTTGCTCTGCTTGGAAATCTTGCGGGTTCTGGATTTCAGTTTTTGTTTATCGAAGTCTTCCGAGAACACCATTGGTGCCACACGGGCGACTAGCGATTCAAGGTCCACGTCGCGACCAGTCAGCTTTTTGAGACCAAGTTGCTGGGCTTTAGCCTGAACCAAAAGATCCTGCCTACGCTCCAGTTCCTGTGGGCTCTCCTTACCAGTCGTGCCAAACAATTTTGGCATCTTCATCGCATCAACAGCAGAATCAAACCTCTGCTCTGCGACGGTTGCAGCTGCATCCTCGTAATAGGCTTGCGAGTCTGCAATTCTGGACTCCAACGCAGAAAGCCACGATTCGTAGTGGTCTCGCATTCGAGTGAATTCCTCTACGACATCCTCGTCGTACACGTCCTTGTCCAGCTTAACCTCGTACTGACCGTCCCGTGCTTCTGGGGGCGGGTCGGCCTGGGGCGGATCCTGTTTTTCCTCGCCCTTCGTGAACTGGCCTTTTTCGTTGCGAGCTGCGACTTTCGTTTCACCTTCACCGTCCGTTTCGGCCAAAGCCTCGCGTCCAGCAGCCAGTGCTCTCTTGCCCAAGAATCGCAGAGCCAGTTCCAGTTCCTCGCGGTTGGCGAAATCGGCAAGGTCCGACTCATCAACGCCATACGCGGCTACCTCGGCTTTCAAGTCGTCGTCAATCCACGACTGGTCGCCGGAATCATCACCACCTTGGTCATCGCCGTCGCCGGTATCGACTTCGGCGGCTTCATTGCCGGGTTTTTCCTCGGCAGGTGTTTCTTTGTGTTCGTTGTTGGAATGCTCGGACGTGATTTGCGCGTCGCTCTTGCCCTCGGGTTCACCGGTGCGTTCCGCTGCAATATCGTCCACAATCTTCAGCATCTCTTCTGGCGTAGTTTCTGCTGTTAGCTGGTCTGACATTTAATCAATCTCCGTAGGTTATGCGTATCGCCACTTGTGCTTACCGTTGGCTCGGAACATGCGATTGCTGCCCATGTAGAGCAACACATCGCCGTCTTCGTAAAAGGTGCGTAGCTGACACAGCCCTAGTCCTTCAACGACGAGCAGCGATGTGAAGTCTGGAATTCCGGTATCGAATGTGATCGCACTACCCATCGCTATACCCTCCGTCAATGTCGTGGTACTTGTTTCCGCGAATCTCAGTGAGCAGTCGCATTAGGTGGTTGCGACCGCGACGACTTGTGATTCTTGCCTGTCCGCTGTCCAGAATGCCAACACCCTGAACCCCTTCGGACTCAAGCAACTGTCGCATCTCTGGCACTTGGCTTTTCATGCAACCCAGTGCTTCGGACAACAGCGGATCGTGCTCGTTATAGGTGTTGGCAATCATCGGCGATGCTTTCAGCCAGTCACTCTTGCCGCCTGCACGGAACTTCTTAGCAGTCACTTCTTTGCCGTTGAGGTAATACGTGGCTCCACTCATGTCACGACTCCTCCTTGAACCCAGCTTGCTTCCAATACCGCTTCAACGTCCTCTTGTGCCTCGACGATCTTGACTGCGTCCATGAGACTCATGGCGTGGACGGGATCACATTCGACTTCACGCCACTCGAATGTCCGGTCGCGATCCGCCAGTCTTACGCTTACATAGGCTGTGTGCTTGTCGCCTGTTTGCTTGTCGCTCAGTCCACCCATCGCTTGTATGTTCCCTGCGTGATGTTCGTCGTTCATGTACCGTCTCCCCACAACCCAATCCATTTCGCAAACAAAGCCCAGCCGACAAGACCAAAGATAAAGCCAATTACTAATTCCATTACGCCGGGCTCCTTCCCATCATGGCCGCTTGCTGCCCGTTTACCTGCGGTTTCCCACCTAATAGCGATTGGATCATGGCTGAGTTTCTAGCTTCCGCCGTGCCACCCGTTCCGACGTTTTTCCGGATTGTCTCTCGGGTTGTGTGTGGGGACTGACGCACAGTATTCTGGTCGCCACCAAGCATGTCCGAGGGGGCGGCGAACGTGATAAACCGCTTGAATTCTGGTCGGTTCTTCAGCCGAGCTATTTCCTCGACAATCGCCTGCGCGTCCAATGTAGCGCCCGATGCTTGGAACATGGGCCATAGCGGAGCGATCTCCCGAAGAACCTGGAATAGCTCTTGGAGCTTCTGTTCCGGAGTCTTGAAGACCATCGAATACGGTTCAATCTTGAACTGATAGTCCTCAAACTCGCCCCTACGGTAATCGGGCGTCCAGTCCTGGCGGATTTCAATGCCGCTATTCCCAACCGGGAGGGACGAATGTAATTCAAGCGTCTGGTCCTCCCACATCAATCGGCCAAGGTCCAAGATGGAATCCGATGCAAACGACACGACGGCCATTCGCATGTCGGCTACGTTCTTGCTGACACTGCCGTGGATCAATTCTTCCTGGCCCACGGTCGATGATTGAGCGCCGAGGCCACCCATTGCTTGAAGGTTTCCGGCGAAGCGGTCGTACTCTTGCTGGAGGAACGTAGCCATCGCCATGTCCCGCTGATCGATTCCCCCTAGTTCAAACTGCTTGATCTGTTCAGGACTCTTGCCGCGCTGCCAACTGTTTCGTTCCGCTTTTCGTAATCGCTCGGCATCGTCTTCCATTCCGGGCGGATAGACATTCACAACCCGATGGGCATCCGAATCAGATTCCATCCTGGCGTGCAATCGGTTCTGCAGGTCATGCATCCCCTTCAGGTTGATTGCCGGTGAGGTCGGAATTACGTTGTCCGGAGTATCACCAAGCGACAGGAACTTGTACGGCCCCGCTTGTGATCCCGCCCACTCCCGTTCAATCAACGGCTCGATGTCGTGCTGATCGCAGGCCATCGTGGCGATAGAATTGTTCTCGGCAATCCAAATATCCTGAAGCCAGATCATGTCTTTCAGATCGTTGTCTTCGGCCTGGCCCCACTCGGACGCTATGTCTCGCGACGCCCCCGTTTGGTCGTGATGCTCGCGACTTGTCGGCTTCAGCTTATCCTTAACCTTCTTCGAGTAGCCCGGTTCGTCCATGACTTTCTCGTAGTCCGCACGATACCGATGCCCGCAGTAACGCATCTTCGTCAGTTCTTTAGCGGGCATATCCAGAATCAGGTCATCAATGGACACACGGTTCAGCCACGGCTCCCCCGGATCAAGCCAGACGTCCTCTTCCGACTCAAGCAGGCCATGAAACCGCGTGTCGGTGTCACGCATCATCACCACACCGCAACCGAGACAGAAAAACGCATCTAGCATGATTTGCCGGAACGTCCGATCCAGATTCATGTCGCCGATCAACTTGTTCAGGTTGACCTCAAACCGGCGAGAAAATGGCAGGTTCTCGATCGATGGAGTCGAGACAAGCACTTGCGGGTTATTGGCAGCCAGCGCAACCGTGTAGATGCGGGCCGTCTGATTCATCAGGTTGACGAGCGTTTTGTTTCTCGCTCCTGATGGATACCACGATCCAACGTAGTCGCGGACGAGTTCCTTGCGGACACGACGAAACGGCTCCATCGCATCTCGCGAAGCTCGGACGGCCTTCAGTAGTCGGCCGCGTTTTTCATCGTTGGATAGATCGATCATTTTTTTACGGTGGGCCGAAAAGAGTCTCTAAATTACCCGCTCCGAAGCGATCGTCATTACTCCTACTTGCGCTACTCCTGTACTTCCTTGGCGGACGTGATCCCCTTGCACCACGGGAAGCAGGCGAGCCGAATCCTCCACCACGCCAGCCGCCACCGAGAACACCACCGCCACCAGGTGGGCCAACACCCGAACCATATTTCCTACCAATTGCGCTATTCAGCCCGCCCAGCCGATCACTTCTGTATGCTCTCGGTTGACGACCCATCCGACGCGATCTGGCCAGATACTTTGCACGCCTACGCATAGCCACGTTCTGTTTCCTCTGGTTGACCCGAGTCTCGTAGGCCATGCGCCCTTGACCGTAGTTGCCTGCATCTTCCAACTCGGAAGTCGTCTTCCCTAAACCCACGTACTTGCGGGACCCCACATTGCGCCGCACTGTTGGTGCGCCAGATATAGCCATCACATCCCGATCATTTCTTAGGCTTTGGTGGTCCAATCTTTCCGCCTCGAACACCGTACTTGCGAGGTCGTTTCGAGGTGGCATACGTGGCGTACGAATGGATTGTGTACGGTTGCCCTCGAGTTGACGGCCTGAACTTCAATATAGGCTTCCTGCTAGGCAGGTCGTCGCCCTTCAGAGTCTTGTACTTTGCCATCACGTCGCCTCGCACCAGAGTGCGCAAAGAAAAAAGGGACCGAAGCGTTATACGCCACGGCCCCTCTAAGGCTGCGATGTGTAGAGGCATCTAGCGGGGATCAATCCGCTTCTGCCTTTTCGTTGCCGGACGCCTTATGCGCCGGTCCCTTTTTTACTTGGTGTCGTTTTCCCTGGAATAAGTATTTGCTTGGCTTGCATTAGGTGCATCGCTGCTTGCGTGACCTGCTGCATCTCGGTCGCTCCCAAGTTAGGACGCACCCTTCCAAGCACGAAAGTAAGTTCCTCGTCCATTTCCTCTGCTGGCTTGCTGAAAGCAGCGTTCATGTCCTTCGTGTACGCCAGGTTCAGAACTGCTTGCGCGGCCTTCTGCATGTCGGCATGTTGATTCGTCAAGGCCGGCAAGATCCCCTTCGCTATCTTAATCGCGTTGTCGATCTTCTCTTTCATCGTCTTCTCGCTCATCGGGTTTTACCTCCGAATCAGGTTGTTTCCAAAAGTTTTCGTCTGTTGACCAAACAATTTCAAAATCAAATTTGCATGGGTTTTTTGGTTCCTATAAAAAGGGGAAGCACTCCGGATATCGGGTATTTCTCCTTCATCAGTATCCCATCACGTCCCGAATTCCGAAGTCTGGACTGCCGGAAGGAACTCGCGTCCTCTCCTGGTCCTCACGCCATTTGAAGCTCCCATACTCAGCAGTTTCGCCAGTTTCCTCGCTGCTGTCAAGTTTGTCTGCCACGTTGTCGTTTGAATAGACCAGCCATGACCCGCCTGACGCTATAGAACGGTCGGCGTGGTTCTTGTCTGTTGCCCCTGTGTTTTTCGTGGGGGCGTGAATGATCTTATCCCCTTCCCACTCATATTCGCCACACTCCGTAATCATTTCTTCCGAACGTGGAATGTACTGGCCCATTTCCATCGCGAGGGCCACCTGCTCGAACATATCCGCCTTGTCGGGGTCTCGGCATGGCCAGCCAGGTTTGCGGCTTTTCTTCTGTGATCCGAGTTGAGCCACGTCGCGAAAGAACACATTTCCGTAATAAACGACCTCCATCACTTCCTTGGCGAAACCACCCGACACACCGGAATCTTCCCATCCCAGCAGAGCACTCCGAAGCCACATACACAGACCAACCGCCCTGCGAGCGAACGGACGTGGCTCCAGCCCTTTGATTGTGTATTCCAACACCTGTTCACCCGTCCGGTCGTCCAGCGCCGACAACACGGAATTCGATGAATAGGCACCCACACCGCCAGACGCAATGTCGCAGCCAGCGGTGAACGGACCCAACGGAGGCGTGTTGTCGATCCCCGGCTTGAACCACAGCTTCAACGGCCCGTCCTCACGAGGAAGCAACCCCTGGAGCTTCAAAGTCTCCGAATCGAACACGGGTGTACCCTGCCAGACGGGCGGCTTGCAGTGCTGGCGTTTCATGCGGTCGAGAAGCTCACCGGAAAACACCTTGCCTACCGCACCGCGAGGATCCTGGTCGAGTTCTCGTGCAATGAACCGCGGCGTTGCTCCTGGTTGCAGGCGATGCGAGTTATACCAAGGAGATTGAAGTTTCCCTTCGATCTTGTGACCACGACGGGCGATCGACTTGAGTTCCCGCTGATGCTTGGAGACGTACTTCTCTACCGCATCTTGTTCTTCTGGCCGTACCGCCTTGGCCTCCCCATCCTTCACTGTGTAGATATTCTTCGAGTGCTCGGGGTTATCTTTCCAATCCAAGTCGTAAACGCGCGGATTGTCTGGGTCAGTTGCCGACTCGTAGAAGACACCGGAATCAACGCCGAATGTCGAGACGAGAAAGATGCAGTTCGATACGTGGGCGACACTGCTCAGGATTTTATAATCCTTAGACGCTGCAATAAATTCTTCGCTTCCCGGTTCGTCGAAGCAAAAGATTGTCGTCCGTCCACCACGGGCTACATCGCCAGTAGCCGCATAGCCACTCCATCCAGATCCGTTCGGCAGGCGAATTACATGCTCAGTCGTGTTTCGCTCGTAACCATCTGGAAGCATCCACACCGGAAGTAGGTCCAGCATCCATGCAACTTTGAACATTATCGCCGAATCGTCAACGCGAGAATCGACCAGTTGTTCATTCCGCGTGACAAGCCCGACAGTGAACTCAGGCTCCATGAGCGCGCGGCGCATCTGTACGCCAAGATAAGTATAAGTACCACCTTGCGCTCTCGATTTTTTCAGCGTCAGAGAAACCGGCTGTTCCGTTTCCATCGCCTCCGTGACCGTGTCCTCCATCGCGAGAATGACCGGCTCTTGATGTGGCCACGGAATAAACGGCCTGCGTTTCACCTTTGCCCGAGGTTCGTACACCCACAGGGCGAATGCAAAAAAGAACAGTGGATCGATGCGGCACGCTTCCCACAGCGCATCTTGAAATCGTCGGTCCACCAGTGCCCGCTCGCGGCAGCGAATGCGCCACTCAAGGTTTTTTCTGGGATCGCGAGGAACTAGGTGATAGCAAGGAGTGTCCATGCCAGAATTGTCCAGCATGGACACTCTTGCGTCAATATCGACCGCCAAGACCTAGCGCCGCCAAACCGTACCCCGCCCCGCCTGTCCGCGACCGCCTTTCCAGACCATGACCAGCAGCACCATTCCTTACCTAAGCCATGACACGACGCGACCGCCTTTCCACTCCGTGACACTTCGTACCTTACCGGACCCCGCCGGAACTTGACCGCCTTGACCTGACCCACCTTAACCGACCTTAACACGACCAGCCCCGCCTATCCAAGACCGCCTCGCCACGACTATCCCGACCTGGAATTGCCTAACCTTGACCGCCTCGCCGGACCCAACCCCGCCGCGACTCACCATACACAACCTGGACCGCCTCGCCGGACCCAACCCCGCCTCGACGCACCATACCCAACCTGGACCGCCTCGACCTGCCATGCCTTGTCGTCCCGTGCCTTGCCGGGCCATGACCGCCGTTCCGCGACAATACATACCACAACGCAACTCACACAGCCCAGGCTCGACCGCCAATCACGACGAGACACGCCCGACCGAACCCCGCCCCGCCTTGACCGCCTAACCTTTACTCACCGCGACTTACCTCAACGTGACCAGGCGTGACCGCCTGAACTCGCCGCGACAGGCCCAGCCGCACCTAACCCGACCATTCCGCGACCGCCACGGGCAGCCTAGCTATGACAAACCGACTCGCCTCGACTCAACACCCATGCCATTCCTTGACATACCGCGACCGCCGTGACTTGAACCGCCTCGCCGTTCCTGACCTCACCAGACCGGGACAAACCGTGACTTGACCGCCTAACCCAGACGTACACCGACTCACCATATCCAGACATTCCTCGACCGCCTTTCCAGGACTCGACGCAACGCGACGGGCCATAACTCGCCCGGACTGGACCGACTTGGCTTACCCTAACGCGACGTGCCTCACCAGGACTAACCTCGACCGCCGAACCGTGACCAAACACATCAAGGCTGGCCATCCCGAAACATACCTTGACCGCCTCAACTAGACTTGAACCGCCTCAACGCAACATGGCTTAACGCGACCGCCTTGCCGTGACCATTGATCGCACTTACGCAGCAAGCATTTCAGCTTTGCCGCGAGTCTTCACTTCCTCCTGGAACCACCCAAGCAACTCCTCCGTGTCGGCGTCGAAACACACCGGCTTCTTGATCGCCGCATCTTGCTGTTTCAGTCCGCCAGCTTTAACGATCTGCTTGCAGTCGGCCTCGGTCACAACCTCGAATTGACCGAAGTTACCTTTGCCTTTTTCTTGCCTAAAATCGCCGATTCCAACGATGAATCCGCCGTTTGAAAGCAACTGCATAATGGCCTCTTCGCTCATCTGCGGTTTGATGTACTGAATCGTCACAGGTAAGCACCATTCTCGGAAAATAGCCCGCGTACGAACGTCGGGCGTTTTGTTCATGTCCGCCGAGCGAACGATCGCCATGAACAACTCGGGCTTCCCAAACAGGTCGCACGAATAATCCTTCACCCAGACAAGTCTCCCTACCTGAGTTTTATTCGTGCCTCGCGTTTCGAGCGCGGCCGTTGCCATTGCGCCCTTCACCGCAGGAGATGGAAACACCACTCGCGTCGGACCAGCTCCAGGACGAACACTCATGCTGTTTCGATACTCATTGACTGGATCGTGCTTGAGACGCTGTTGCTTTTCCGCCGTTGTCGCTCGCCCCTTCGGGAACAGCAACTCCCGCGTCGCTTTCCCTGCCATGCGATTACAGATCAGCGGCGTCCGACCTTTCAACCAGACTTTCATGGTTCCAACTCGAAGGGGTTCAACTTCAATCGCTTCCAAAATACCAGTTGCTTTTGCCATGATTGGCTCTCCGTGATTGCGGGGTGAAACACCCCTGTTGTGTAACCAGGGAACGCTCCCTGGGGAAAACTCGTTCAGTCGATACACAGTCCGTTAAGTAACCTTCTCGGCCTGCCATGCTCGTCATACACAAGCGAACCGTCGCTTGTGAAAACCATTTCCTTTCTTTGCAGGCGAAACCGTTTACCACCTATCACATAACCACATACGTGCTCTGGCAAATGTCCGAGTGACCGCTTGCCGTCTACGACGAATGGCACCTGCCCTTTCGCCAGCACAAGGCTGCCAGGACCGAGATACTCCAACATGATGGCTCTCCGTGATTGCAAGGGCATGGCCCTCTGTTGCGTAGGAGTCTGGAGACACACGCTCCAAACCAAAAAACTTCTTCTCTGCTCTCTGTGACCGGCTGGCCCTAACACGACGCGACCTGCCCTTACCGGACCTGACCTATCGTCGACCGCCTCGACTCGACTGACCGCACCGGAACCAGCCACGCATTGACCGCCCCGACCTGACGGGCCTTACCGTTCCGAGACATACCTCTCCATGACCGCCTTGACCACGGAATCACTCTTCCATTCCTTCCAGCATCCCAGCCAGTTGATCCCGCATTGCACCAACCTGTACTACAATTTCAGGACCAACGATGTTTGACTTCGCCAACGCGATACCGGTCACTCGCGAGGCATTTCCGTGGAGCATCCGCAGTTCGGCTAACAGAATCTCCGATGCCTTTCCTTTGCTGCGGATCTTTGGCAGGGACACAAACATCGCATCACCTTCAGGAGACGCCACGTAGGACACGACTCGGGTAGTGACATCATCAACCACAACCTCGAAGTGGCACGAGCGTATCAGTGCGCGGGCTTGGTCTCGCCACCGTTCAGAAGCCGCTTGATCCACATCCCATGTAAAACAGTGGTTGCATGGATGATCGTGAGCACGAGCCGCTTCAATCAAGTCCAGTGGATCGACCTTCCCACCAGATTCAAGTGCTCGAATCGATGCCTCCATCGCCGCCCGTGCCACCCTTACTTTTGAAACAGTAGACATCGCGCATCTCCATAAAAAAACCGCCGAATCACCACGCGGGCTCCCGGAAAGAAGCGCACAGCAAAACGACGGCTTGCGTTTTGTTGGGGGTCTTCCGGGAGCCAACTACTTCAGAATCTATCAGACTTGCGTTTGCGGGTCAATGACCTTAGACATCTTTCTTCTTCTTACTTGGCGGATCGTGAACTCCAAATATCTCCCACGCTTCAGCGCTCGAAAGCCAGTTGAACTCCGCGCCGCAGGAACAGCGAATACGGTCCCATCCTAGATGTGTGTTTTTGCGGACAGTGAACTGCTTCCCGCAATAGCCGCATTCAACCACGTCATTCACCTTCATCGAACCTTCCCCCTCTCCAATTCCAGGATCGCCGCGCAGATGGCAAGAGCAGGGGTCTCCGCATTGGCAATCGTGTCTTCCCATGATGCCACTGGGACCGTCTTGCTGATAACGTGTTGACCGGAGGCTTCACAGTATCCGTACTCACGCCACAACCCAACAGCCGAGGCAGCCGCAAACGACTCGTTGAGGTTGGTGCTGTACTGGAAGTTCACGTTAGGCCAATGCAAGTGGCGGAATGTGTTAAATTGCTCTGCACTAACGCCAACCGCTTCAGCAACCGCTATGTCCAACTCCGATCCTGCTTTGATCTCTATGTCGGTCTTCATCGAACCATTCCTCTCTCCAAAGCCTCGCTCATACCCATGACCTTCAAACGGGCTCTCAACGTACTCGGCTTCACATCGTACTCTTCTGCCCACTCGCGCAACGTCTTTCGCTGGCCAAGATGCTCAATTCCACATTTTCCACAGCTGGCCGTGTGACCGCTCTGGAGGTGATTAAGCCTAGCCGTGCTTTCACGGCCACACGAACAGCGACATAAGAAACGGCGCTTCTTGCCAGACGGATCCACTTCCCGAATCACCGTCAAGTCATTGTACTCGTCACCAGGGTTTACTTCGATTCGGCGCATTTCGCTAACGTCCTTTAGCGTTTCGTCGTTTCGTTAATCGTCGTTCCAACCTACGAACCCTGCACACGCACCTCAAGCGAATCAAAGAATCGCTCCCTCGTCAACTGAAAGCCATCTTTCATTCTGTAAAAGGCCAAGGTTGCTGGCTTAAAATCTAGCCGGCAAAGCATCGCCAGATTTTGGCCGATGCATCACCAGGCTTCTGTGATTGAATCTCTGCATCGTTGACTGACATTTGTCACTTCCTGCGGAGACATTTCATGATCGACCTATCGAACGAGACCGTCTTTCTGGTCACTGAGGCCCCGAAACACATTCCGGGCCGTCCTTCTCAAGCGAGCGTTTGGCGCTGGGTGTTGCAAGGTTGTGGCGGCATCAAACTCGAATCGATTCTGATTGGCGGACGCCGGCTAACATCGACCGAGGCAATCCAGAGGTTCGCGGATGCTCGCACCGCGCAAGCCAGCGGTGAGCCGATCCCATCGCGCACACCACAGTGTCTTCGATCGTCCAGTCATCAGGGCGACGTTTAGATCCAATGAGGAAGTCCCAATCGAAAAACAACGACTCGTACTCCGCTAACTTGGTTATCCTTTGTTCCACTTGTGATTGAATGAGGCGAACGCCTTCGATGCCGTTTTCTTCCCACTCTCGATTAAGCACACCCTCCTTTCAATGTCCTTAGCAAAGACGCCCGGAAAAATTTCTGCACCTCTCTCTATATTCCTCAAGATTCGCACACCGAGAACATTCACCTTTTGTTTGTGAGTCAAAATCTTGTCATCCATGATGAGTCACGCCACCTTCAAATAACGCCGAACCGAAGAAACCGACACACCCATCGCCTGTCCGATTTCCTCCTGAGTCAAACCCCTCTCACGAAGCGACTTGACCTTCGATAGATCAACGCCAGCCTTCCTCGCTCCCGGCTGCCGGCCCTTGTAAACGCCCCGCTCCTTCGCAACAGCAATGCCAGCTGCCTGACGCTCACGACGAGTTTCCTGTTCAATTTCGGCTATGGCAAAAAGAATGCTGGCAATCATTTTGCCGACAGTGCCACTGAAATCGATCTGTTGTGAAGCCGACACAACCCGGATCCCCTTGTCGCACCACGAGCACAGCGTGGCGATCCCGTCTCTGAGTGACCTGGAAAGCCGGTCGAGCTTCCAGACGACAACAGACGTCACCACGCCGTTGAAAATGAGCTTCTGCAGTTGTTCAAACTGGGGACGGTCGAGCGTATCACCGGATTCAATGTCGGTGAACCAGCGGACGTTTGTGATACCGTTTGCGTTGATCCATTTCTGGATTTCTCGACGCTGGCCTTCCTCGTTCTGCGAGGATGTGCTGACCCTAACATAAATAGCTGTGAAAGACATGATTGTTCTCCTTTAGGCTAGATGTGCTTCCAACTGGTACGGGCTTTGATGCGTTCTATAGCAGAGATTGACACGCCAAAATCCTTGGCTATGTCCATATGGCGTTCGACAGTCGCAGCCCGCCGCCTGATCTCCAGAACATCACCGGCCTTCAGTTTGGCTCTGCCGTTCAATTCGCCTCGGGTGGAAGTTCCGTGTGCAATCCGATCGTGCTGGTTCTCTCGCGGGGTTCCCCATTTAAGATTGCTGACATGGTTGTTTGCTGGGTTTCCATCGAGATGCCTGCACTGCATTCCATCGGGGCATGGACCGACAAACGATGTAAGCACCAATATATGGCGTAACGCGGGAAGCCAGGGATTAGGCGAAACCCATCAGGGACGCTAGAATCCGAATCAGACATGCTCGGCTCCTCATAGCTGAGTGATGTTGAGAAGTCCGTCTGCGGTCCCCACGACCGCACGGGCTTCGTTTCTTTGTGAGTTCATCATACGGGAGTCCATGAAAGCATACCAGCATGGACCCAGAAAGGCAAGTGCGTCAGCTTACACGTTCCTGTTTTTATCGGCTGGTACGCCCCACGTCCGAGAATCGCCCTCTGACTCCCACGTTCGGCCACTGCGGGGTTTACTGATAGGCCACGTCCGAGACGCTCCCACCGCGACGATCGGAGTGTTACACCAATTCCACACCGACCCATACGCGCCGCCTTGCACGTCCTGATTTACCGCTCCGGCTGTCCATTCAATGATCATGGTTGAGTAACAATCGCGATGTTCCGGTCGTTAGCGGTCGACGCTGCGAATCTTAGCGCGATGGTGTCGCCATTCAGGTCCGACGCGTCAAAACTAATCTTGTACCACCCGTTAGCTATCTCGGTGACTGCGTTGGCACATGCTGCAAATGCTGCCCCATCGATTGATCTCGTCGCCGTTACGGTCAAGCCAGTTCCTGGCGTGATATCATCCGACGCAAGCACCATTAGGAACGGGAAGTTTGCAAGCGCGGTGTTCTTCGTTATCTGAGTCGGAAGGTCCGCCTTGATTTGCGTCAGGTCGATTTGAGCAGTCGCGATATCAGCCGACACACTAGCACCGGCAGGACTGCCGATCCTATCGACTGTATACGTGCTGGTATCGTCGGCAAGAAACACCCAGCCGATTGGCATCGTCACAGAGCTTATCGTGATATACGCCTTGTGCCAGCCTGCCAATGCCTGTGTCACAGTTGCCAGATACGTGCCGCCACGGTTGGTTTGCTCCGTGCCAGAATCGCCCGCGCCGTTGACGATAGTGTCCGACTGCGCAGCAAACAGCGTTAGCGTCACGGTTGCACTTGGAGGGGCGTCAAATTCAACAATTGTATTTGCCATCGCTCAGGTCTTTACGTCTCAAGGTCGTTATCAGAATCGCCAAGTTCCGTCAGTGCGTCCGCAATCGCCTCGACTCGATGTTCGTCGGCCACTTCTTCCGGCGTCTTTCCGGCATCACCCGCAACGATTGCGTCGTGTTTCTTCGAGTCCGCGACGAGAATCGCTTTATTGTATTCCCGCTGCATGGCGTTGTAGTGTGATGCCAACGCAGTATTTTTGACGCCGTTCGCTGCTGGCGTGAATACAGGTGGATCGGAGTCGTCCAGCGTACCAATGTCCAGCGGGTCGCTCTGGTTGTCGGGATTGATCACGAGCGGAGTTGGTTGCCTGCCGAGATTCGCCAGCCATTGGCTCGGATACGCTCGCATGAAAGCGTGAGCCAATTTCAGCAGAAATTTATTGTTCGGCACCACTGCATCTTTGTTTTTGATATTTGCAATGATCGTCTTAGCTCTATCAATATGCGTAACCATGTATAGATTCCCTTATGCTGTTATTAGACCGAGGCTGACAAGTGCTGCATGAATGGCCGCCGCCGATACCGCCACGCCAGTCTGTTGCGCAACTGGCGTGGCTCCGTAGAAGCCTAATGTTCCGACTGTTGCATTAGCTGAAACCTCGATGACTGTAGACGAAAGATCGTTCAGCGTTGCACCCGCCCCGACATCAGCGGGGGCGGATTTGATGAGAACGCTTCCAGGTAGACCATCGCCCGTACCTGCACCTGTCCCGATGGTTATGTCCGCTCCAGCAATGTCAGTTCCACTTCCGCCCGTGCCGTTGATTGTGTAGGCGGTCGGCGTGGCGTTGGTGATCCCCTTGCCGAAGTAGACATTACTTACCGCTACGGTAGTTGAACCAACGACCAGGGCATTGGCATCCGTGACTGCATTGCGGCCAATGGCGATGCCGTTGTCTCCGTCAGCGATCACCCCTGAACCGTCACCGATGAGGATGTTGTAGTCGCCGCCGGTCAAACTAGCCCCAGCACCGAAATTAGTGCCAGCATTCGTTCCGATGGCAATGTTATTAGTCCCAGACACGGTTCTGTACAATGAGCTGTGACCGATAGCGATGTTCGCCGCGGCCGTTGTCATTTGTAATAACGTATTTGAGCCTAGGCCGATATTAGTGTCACCTGTTTGTGCGTTAGTTGCCGATCCTTTGCCGATGAAAATGTTGTCATTGAAGGATGAACTGGCGGTTGGTGCGATCAGTGGTCCTATCAGGATATTCCTAAATGATGATGTCAGAGCTGCCCCGCTTCCCTTGCCGAATATTACATTGTCTGCCCCGGTCGTCAGTGCGGCCCCTGAACCCTCGCCGAATAATTCGTTATTTGCACCGCTACCAATACCTAGGTTGCTGAATTCTCCGTCCTTTGTAATCCTAGCACCGCGACCTACTGTCACGCCGTTGGGATTCCATTGCGAAAGATCAACTGATTGGGCTGCTGCCCCTTCGACGCTTAATGGAATCTCAGCCGCACCGGCTCCGCTGATTGCGAGTGTGCCTGCGGGGATGGTGACGTTGCCAGTATTACCCTCAATCGTCATTGCTGTGCTAAGGGATTGCAGAGTTGTACCACTTGCTCCTGCATCAGATGTTTGGAAGAGGATATCACCACCGGCAGCATCACCCGTACCCTTTCCGCCTGCAATTGTTATGTCCGCACCAGCAATGTCAGTGCCGCTGCCGCCTGTTCCATGAAATGTGATGTCGGTTGGCGTTGCGTCAATCGCACCTTCACCAAAATAGATGTCTGATATTATCGCACTGGGTGAACCTGCATAGAAGCCGTTCGAGGTCATGCCTCCTGGCGTGCCTACTGGCGATAGGCAAATGATCCTAGCCAAACCACCGGGGAACGTAATGCCTTGCCCTATGCCTACAACCCTCTGCCCACTTCCACCCACCACCGTATTACCGATAAGCGTCTGGTATGTCGAGCCTGTAGTATTGCCGTTTCCGAAGACGGTCGAGTACGTGTGCCCAGCACCAATCACCGACCCGTCACCGAATGCCTCCGACCCTGTTACGCCAAAGCTATTCGAGAACTCGCCATCATTCGTAATCCTAGCTCGTTCCCCAGCCGTCACGCCGTAACTATTGACCTCAAACGCGTTGGCTGATTGACCGTTGGCAAGGTCGATTTTCTGGCCTACGTGTGTCCCCGTATTAATCAAAATGTGAATATTTGCAGTCGGAGACGATTGATTAACACCGACCATATCACGTGTGGTGTCTGCCATCAAAAACAATCCGCTCGATCCACCACCATATGACGTTATGTGTAGATTGTTTGTCCCCGCCTTTATGTAGCCCTTCTCCGCCCCTCCGGAGTTTTTGAACGCAACCCACTTGCCCGTATTGACAACGAACGCATACGTTCCGCCAATGTCAAGGTTACCGTCCGCGATCAGCGTCGATGACTCCGACACTTGATTGCTCGCATTTTCAATCAGAAAGCGATTTGCAGAACCGCCAGTAATGGCCGTCGAGTCAATCGTGATGCCTGAAGTAATTGTCACGAATGACAAGTTCCCAGAGCCGTCAGTCTTGATAACCTGATTGGCCGAACCGTCAGCAGTCGGTGCCTTGAGCGCAACGCCTAGTCCTAGAAACGGTGCGACGTAGATAGGGTTTCCGTCCAACTCTCACCCGTCCTTTTTTTCTAGTGCCTTGCGAATCCAGCTCACGTCAACGCGGATTCGTGTCAGCGTGTCATGGTCGGTCTTTTGCTGCACTTCGATTTCGTCCAGCCGCACGCCCTGAGCGTGAATCTGATACTGAGCGACCGCTGCCGAGGCGACAATACCAACT